TTTAATGATTGTTTTCATTTACATATAAATTATTACTGGTAAAGACTGTGTGCAAGGGGGTTGTTCTGGAGTTGTCTCTTAGCCACATCCAAGTTTTGGGTGTTTGGATTCGCATTACCCTTATAGGCATTGAACTGATGGAAAGGTTTTTGTTGGTAGTTTTGGGTCCAAGCACCGTTGGCAGCACTCACACGACCATCGACACGAGTTGTGTCCGACCGAACCGTAGTGAGGACACCGCCCTGTTTGAGAGCCGACTCGCGAACGTTCATACGACCAGCGTTACCCATACGGTTAGGCTTGCCACGGCGATCTTCGGGGCGGAAACCATACTTCATGAGTTGTTCATTCGTCTTCGCAGTCACCTGAGCAGCAGCACTATTGGTGTACGCACCATGATGGCTATGAATACCTGGGGCGGGTCGGTTGTAATACTCATATTGCATATCGTTGCGATCAGTCTTGAATCGTGTAGGATCCTGGGACATTGTTTGAGCGGAAACGAATCGTTTAGCACCGTTATACCCTAAACCATCTTCACGGAGACCTGTCTCCGAGCGATTAGTGGTACGCTTGGTTTTTTCATGTTCTGTGCGAGGCACAACACCCGACATACCCTGAGCGCGACCAGGCATAGTGGGAAGCCTGGATGGAAGGTAAGCAGTTGTTTCAGGTTTGTTGTGTGTGAGCTCACCAACCTTAGCCGACCGACCACCAGTAACATCTTGGGCTGGACCAGTACGCCCTGGGAGAGTGGTCAACCTGTACGCACCAACATTTACTGGGTTGACCCTGAACATCTGCTGATGACCCCCAACAGCTGGAACATTGGCACCTACACCGAGACCTGGACCAACAAGTTGCTTCTCAACTGGGGAAAGATTGTTCATTCGACCAGTATCATACATACGGTTTCGCATGTTCAAGACTTCTTGACCACCACTTCTCTGTTGTTTAGAAATATCAGCAAAGCTGTCCATTTCTCGTTTACTGGAAACTTCCATTGTTGGTTCAAAATTTGTAGTTTCGACCATTCGAGGACTTTTTATAACAGGTACATCGTTATCAACCTTAGGTGGAACTGATTTAGTACTTAAGTTGCGTCCAGCGTACACGAGACCAGCTATAGCCATAAGTGAAATGGGATCAGCCATTCTTACTTCTTACTTACATTTTTATTAACATATCTTTTCTGAAACAAACCATTCTGGAGTTCGGCACGAGTGCTCGCGGGTTCATATCGAATCGTACGAAGGGGAGTCTTACACTCCATGTTGGACAATGGGAACAAATTTCGTTCATAAGTTTGGACGATATTCTTGTTGAAACGGGAAGTGGATTGGGGACGAAGTTCATCACTCGTCTCGATGTACTGAGCTGGGGAACCCTTACCCGCCTTGTAGGGAGCGGTGCCGTACAACATGGTGTTGGGTCGGCAAGCCCCACAGTTTAGGGTACTGGGCTGAGGATACACAAAAATTTCATCAGTCGCTTTTACGGTGGGTAGAGCACCCGAGTTTTGAACAATGGAAAGTCCAGGTTGAAGCTGATACGCCATTTATTATTACATAAGAATATTTATCTAACTATATGTTCCGCCACCCCCTCGGACACTTCCACCACCAAAACCACGGCCAATATTTCCATCTGAACTCAATCCGGAAAATGCCTCGAGCTGGACACCCCTAGCATTGGGATCACAAAAGCGGGTATCACTCTTACACATTGGTGCATTTTTTTTACCATATAAAGCCTCTGCGAAAGCTGTTTGGTCTCCTGGGATATTAGTCACTGGGTTCGAAACAAACTGACGTTCCATAGCATTGCGAAGGTACTTGGGCATAGCAGTACGAGAACGCCCCGCATCATATGGGATACGATCGCTACTGTAGGCCTGAACGAATGGTTTTACCGTGGGGTAATAACACGCCTCCAACCTGTTGGGTGCATCGGTATAATCGGTGATAAGAACATTCCCCATGGGGTTGTCTGGTGTAGGCATTTGACATGACACACCTTCAATAGAATCACCATATGTTTCCTTAACCATTTTAGACTTATAAAGAACATACACAACACCCAAAACCGTCGCACCCAACACGAATACACGTGGGTCACGCCGAATAAGATAGAGTATAGTGCATACATAAATGATAAAACGGGAAGCAGCGTTTACCCTGTCTTCTGGTGTTTGTTCACCTGTAGGCCAAAATTGGGTGACCTGGTCAGCATCAAAAAGCTGTTGAGGATCATCGAACCAAGCTTTCATTTAGTATATGTGGAGGTTTATTTTTTTGGGAGACCCTTCAACATGTTGCCCATCATCTGCATGAGTGCATCCTGGTCGAGTTCACCGTCACCATTCTGCATACTGTCAGCGACACCTTTGGCAATAGTCTCAATTTGAGCAAGTGTACCTTCGGGAAGAGAGGTGATAGTAGTACCGAGCATGTATAGGGTTTGGAGATACTGCCAGGTAGCACCCTTGGTACCTTCACTCATCTTAGTCCAGTACCGCTTGATATCAAGTTCCTTGAGAAAGTCAATGTTCTCAATTTCCTCGAGAAGAAATGTCTCATCCTTAGCAGAAATCTTGTCCGCGTAGGGAGAAACACCCTTCATGAAACCATCAACAACGAGACGAGGGTTGGTCGACTTGAGTAGGTCGAACGATGTAAGCATTTTTTTAATTCCTTTTTCCTCTGGAAAAGTCTTGTGCAATTCCACAAGAAATTGACTCATCATATCATTGAATGCAGTGACGGATGCCATTTTCTTATTATATTGGTCTAATCTTTAAGTTTAGAAAGGTTCGGTCGAAATAGTCTCCTTTTTACCTAACCCACCTGATATTATGAAAAATACCAAAATCGCGTTGAGAGCAGCGGGTTTAGTGTATTTATTGAGTTCGAGTTTACCTTCATTATTCAAGTACGCCTTGAGATGAATATAAGTGGCGGTTATACCAGCTGCAATTAGGGCGGCACTCACTGGGTCGCGTAATTGCTCTGAGAGTTCCATTTAATTATACCTGGGATTTTTTGTACGCTGCTCTGGTGCATCACCAAAGAATACATTGTCATCTGGTTCCTCTTGGGGTTGACCCATTGGTTGACCCATTGGTTGACCCATTGGTTGCGCAATTGGTTCTGACACTGGGTCAGGTGCCTGGACACTGTGGATAGTTTTGAACTCATTTTCAAGTCCAGTTGGTCGGGGCTCACCGTATTCTTCCACTCCTTCGAGTGGTTCAGGTTCGGGTTCAAGTCCCTCAAGAGGTTGAGACTCCATCTCTTCCATCTGTTCGTCAAGAACGTCGGGGTCCATACTGTCCTCAACCTCACCATCGAGTGAAATATCACGCGTTTCTTGGGACATGTAGGTTTGAAGAATTTGTTGTACTGGAATAAGTTCCTTCACCGTATTTTCAATGCATAGGGTAAACCGCACCCTGAGGTTCTCATCGCGAATATATTCACTCTGTTCATCATGGAAAATGTAAGGGTCCCTGTAAAGGTCTTTGGCGATATTGTTGTAGCAGGTTTGAATAAAAACCTCTTCAGTTGGGAGCTTGAGAGAAATCTTCTTATTATCCGCCTTGAGACGAACAGCCGAAAGAATCTTGGTACACGCAACAAAAACAGCCGCGAGAAGGTCACCAAACCATGAACACCGGTCAGTGATGTTATCCGAGTGGCGCTTAGACATGGCATTAGACCAGTTTGGGACCTCCTTCAGGTGCTTCTGGAACATGATGAGAACCTGCTTACCCTTAGAGGTCTTCATCGCTTCATTATACATTTCATCAAAAACTTCAATCATAGGTGGATACATAATAAGGCACATCTGTCCAAGATATTCCTTTTTAGCTTCTACAAGCACACTCAAATTGTCCATTTATGATTAATAGGGTTTTTAAAATGATGTTTTCCTACGCACCACTCCTCCTGTACTGATTAGCTATTTTCTTCAGATTCATGAGATTTGGAAAATCACCCTCCTCCACTTCTTCCTTCTTTATTTTACTCTTTTTAGGAACGATCCAACATATATACAGGTCGTGATCACTTACCAGTCTTACTGTAAATCCACCAAGTTCAAACTGTCTAGCAACATATTTAGCTGCAAGTCTCCTATCAAATGCTGGGTACCCGAGTAAGAATGTAGGTACAGTAAGAAATAGTTGTTTGTGTCCAAGTTCTACAGCTTGTTTAATCTTTGAAGAAAACTGTTCATAAATCCTTTTATATATATCTTTTCGCATTTGTTTTCGTTTGTCATCAATTTTCGTCACGTCATTGATGCTTAACATTACAATTACTGCAACTTATTTTTGACGGAATCCAACTCACCCTTGGTAGGAACAGCTGCTTCCTTGACGAGTTCATATTCAACAAACTCTTTACCAGCGGAACCTTCTGTGAAGGCGCGTACATCACCTGGTGCCTGAACACCGATGGGCTGTGTGCGAAGAGAAATCACACGAGACTTTCCATTCTTAACCTCGAACGAGGCAACCACGGAGAAACCAAATGAGAAACCACCCTTCTTCATGACCATAAACATAACTTCATAAATCTCCTCCTTCTCTTTCCTATACCCCTTGACGGCGGTAGTTTCAATGATGTAGGTGCAGACACCCGTACGCTTGGAGATTTCCTGGTTGGCTTGAAGCACAAAGTCTTGCATCTGGTCATTGTCGAGGACGACTTCAAATTCCTCAAATCCATCAAGGTTTGGTCTGGAGTCATTCAATTTTATGGGCGATACGGGTTGTGTGTACCCTGAGAGACCGAAGGTTTCTGTGAAGGATTCCATATTGGTTGTCAGTAGAACCACAATCAGGATGAGGATAAAAGCCAACAAGTAGTTCATCTTTACTAGTATGCGTTAATTTTTTTTTAGAAAATACCATATACATAGTAGATGTCATTGTTGATTTATAGCCCAAGATGTAAACACTCGATGGATGTTATAGAATACATCAACAAACACCCACAGTTGAAACAGCTCGTGAACTATCACAATGTTAATACACAGGGGATACCACCAAATTATAGAACTAAGATTAACCGTGTTCCAACCATGCTGACTAAAAATGGTAAAATCCTGGTTGGGACTGAAATCAAAAACTGGTTGGACTCTCTTCTGCCTGCTAAAGAAGTGTCGAATGGTTCAATAGGTGCATTCGGGTGTTCAATGACATCACTCGATGGTGACGCACCCAGCTCAGATTTGTTTTCCCTGGATGATTACGGTCAGTCGCTTCAACCAGCCATGACTAAGGAACTTGAAGAGAAAATTGCCAGGGAAGTATCTAAAGGTGTAGCGTATCAAGAACTAAATAATTAGAAACGAGTTAAAGATCTAACGCACATCTTGAAGTAGATATGAGATTAGTAACAATCCAAGCTTCGGCTTTCAAGTCAACCTTTGAGGTTCTAAAAGACATCCTAAATGATGTGAATATATACTTCAAACCAGATGGGATGTATATAGTCACCCTGGATACAGCTAGAACATCTCTCATTGACATCTATTTAGCGGCTGACAATTTTGAAGAATACAGCTGTGACCAGGAAGAAATCATTGCAGGTATCAACATCTCTAACACCTTCAAACTCCTAAAGACGATAACAAACAATGATGTCCTGACCATCGAAATCAATTCCAAAGAATACATGAACATGGAGATTTCGAGTGAAGCGAAAAAGTCTCATACAAAGTTTGAACTCAAACTCTTAGACATCAATGAAAGTCGTATTGAGGTTCCAGAAATTGAGATGACCACTATAACAACTTTAGCATCAACCGATTTTCAGAGATTATGTCGTGATATGTCCAATATAGGTACAGACATTGAAATTACGAGGGAAGGTAATAAAATTGAGTTCAAATGTGAAGGTGATTTTGCGAATCAAGAAACATCGATCGAATGTCTAGAAGAAAGTCAAAAAATTACTGGTATGTACAGTCTAAAATACTTAAATATCTTTACAAAGGCGACGAGTATGTGTGCGTCTGTGCAAATTATACAGGAAACAGGGAATAGGTTTTTGATTTTGAAATACAATGTTGCAAATCTGGGTGAGCTCAAGTTTTACCTAGCAACTAAGGTATCTGAAGATCTGTAGTAAAATTCTCGAGGGTGTGGAGAGTCTTTTTCATTCCTAAACTATTCGAAAGAATAATCTTAGGAAACCTATCTTTTAGTACATCTTTATCGTAAAATAAGAAATGTTCAAGTGGAACTTTTTGACCATGGAAATCATTCCGGGGTCCGTGGTACCGTTTCACCTTTTCAGTAATGTTCTTCATTGGTTTATCATCTTGATCAACTATCCAAGCACTACTCAAAGGGATACTAAAATGCATAGATGCATCTTCGTTTTCACCTGGCCTGAAGTTAATGTCATTTGAAATGGCTGTATAGATATGCCCGTTATAGTAATACTTTACCCGTAAAATGATATATTTGACATTCTGTGGTATAGAGGTGTTTCGAAAATCACGGCCTGTAACATTTACATAGAATTCTTCAAGAATACCATCCCAATCCTTACTCTCTTCTGTCCAAAAGTTATCCTCAGTTAAATACTTCATGTCATAATCAATTTTATATTCCAACTCTTCATTGACAATACTGTAGTCTAGTGGTGTCATTAAGTTTTTATAAAAAAAGTAAATAGCACTTAAAAGTTTGAGAAGCATTTCTTTATATAGAATGGAAGGAAACTTTTTAAGTAGATATAACAATAAATTAGATGAATGGAGTGAGCTAATTAAGAAGGATCCAACGAAGAGACGTAAGTATGAATCGGATATGGCACAGTATATTATGAAATGCATGCCTTATATGAATCAACATACCGATGATGGTGAAGAAATGACCAATACGGACAATGTATTCAATGTGAAAGAGACAGTTGGCTTAGCAAGAAGGGATATATTTACAGACTACTTGATAAAAGTAGAAAAAAAGAATATACAGAGACCAAATGAACTAATAGCTAGAGAGGAATGTGACAACTGTGAATCCAGTAATGTAGTTCATATTAGGGAT